TATTTCCGACACTGGAAGATTGTCTATCCAATCCTTTTCTTGAGTCGGATATTTACAACCAGCCCCTCTATTCCCTGCAAGGGCTTTATCTCTATATGACCATGGTGGGTCAGCATAAATTATCTGATATTTTTTATTCGGAAATGGTATTTGTTTCATCTTTCAACTCCTTAATTAATCTTTCGTTCGCATCTACAATCTTCTGCATATCCTCAACAGATATTTCTTGTGAATATTTTTCCATCTATTAAATAATATAAACAACAGGAATTTCGTCCCCTCTTGCTTCTCGGATTTGCAATATCTTGATATCCTCCAAACTAAAACTCCCAACCATTGTATTTCTTACCACATCTAGCATATAGTAATGATTATATGTTTGATGTTTTATTAATTTACAAATATGTCCTGTTGAATTAACATATAATTTTTGAAAATCTATATCTTCCCCAGATGTTATATATTTTTCAGGTTTCGTCTTTTTCCATACCTTTCTTGTGAATATTTTTCCATCTATTACCTTTGTTTCTTCTTCCCACATATCTGGATTATCGATATTATCCATTCTTTCTTCCAGATTTTCGATTTTATTCATGATTTCTGCATACATCCCATTGCTCATTTTATTTCCTTCCTTTTCCAAGTATATATACCACAACTCATCCTTATACACTTCTCATTTGTGCTTGTTTTGCCATATCCATCAATTCTTTGTATATCTTATCAAATCTTTCCTGTATATTGTCCTTTTCCTTCTGCAATAATCCACACGCATTATAAAGATTAGGTCCCCGATCTCCGCATGATTTACATGGTTCTACATAACAGTCACATTCACTATGTTTACAATTATCACAATCTCCTATTTTTCTAGCAAGGTGCTTATATCCCATGTTAAAAGCAATTTTCCAAACTTTTCTTGCCCGAGACAAAGCACATTCATTATCGTCATCTAAAAATGCTGCTTCAGGAGATCCTTCCCATTTATCAAATTTCTCTTTGCTTATATCTATTATATTGTATCTTCCAACATTCTCAGGATTGAAACAATATTGTTTATCTCCTAATTCCTGGTCAAAAACACTTATCCCCTTATAAGGGCAATATTGACAAGATACCACCCCTAAATCTTCATTTTCATATTTATCAGAATTGTATATACAATCTTCGGGGCCCCTAAGTTCGATTGCTTTTGCAAGGCGAGGTATTGAATTATCCTTCAATGCTTCTGCTATATACGATAATGCAGAAAAACACCCACGCATATATTCATCAATTTGTTCTTGTTTATTATATTGATCAGCACATTCCTTTTTAATTTTGTGTATTATTAAAGTATTATCCATTGTTGTTCTTCCTCTCCTTTTCTAATTTCTTTATATATGCAATACTGAAATAGAACAGTGTTTGACTTTTATACTTTTTACCAAATTTTGCAAAGTAAGCCTTCTCTACCCAAGCTAATACTCTTAATGCTTCGTTAAACTTCACACTTGATAATCCTGATTCAAAGGCTACTGCTTTAGGTTTTTTTATCTTATATAAACTGGGATCTCTTTTGTACCGTTCTAAGTACTTCTGTTTGTAGCGGATACGAGAACATTTATCACAGTATTGAGTCCGCCACAACGCTTTCTTCTTTACAGTTTTTTCTGTTATATCACAACCACATTGTTGACATTGTTTACAGAAATATTTATTACTCATTTCTCTCCCTACACAATTACAAAGTCATCTTTAAAATTCCCTATTGGTGTGCCCATTGGGTCGGCATCAAACTCTGTACCAAAATACTCAAGATTACCTAATTCAACTTTTTTCTTAACATCTTCTTCCGTTGCACTGTAATCAAATAATATTGATGTGCTACCAAAAAAATATGTTCTACTGTTTATTTCCACTTTAAATACTGGCCTGTTCCAATCGTCTATTGTATAGAATTTTAATTGATGTACTTTACTCACCATTCCCCCTATTTATTATTGCCATTAGATTTATCATTTCCAAAGCTATAAAAAAGGCTTTCCAGTCATTACTTCTATTTGCAATTTCCCTAACCTGCTCCTCGGTAATATTATAATCCTTTGCAGTGACCTCAATTGTGGCATCTGATATTTTCATATTATGTCTCCTGACTATTTTTATATAAACCCGGTTATACGATACCGGGAAACGCTTATTCACCTAAAAAATAGGTTTTACTGAAAGGAGTCTCCCTTGAATCGTTATACAGCAGATATAAGGTTGCTATCCTATATTCCTTTTAATTTTTTAATTTTTAAATATCTTTTCATTAATTATCATCAAATTTTATTCTTGTTATTATCCTTACTATACCACCCATTTCCTTTAAAGATTATTTCTAATTTCCTATTTATAAATTGTTTACTCATCGTATCCCCGCATCTTTTACATTTTATTGTTTCTTGGGAAGAAACAATTTTATCCTTTATTTCATTTTTACATCTTGGGCACATAAAATCAAACATAACCATCGATCAATCTCCTTTTAAAATAAAAAGGCAGATATAAGGGGGACATCTTATATCTGCCTAAAGAGGGAGGGTATAATATGACAAAAACACCCTAAGCAACAATTTATTTTTTATTATCATTATCACTTGTTATAATATTATACGATTTTATGGATATATTTGATACAAAAAACATTTTTTAATTTTTTGCTATAAAAAGCGTAAATTCATACAGCTCAATAAGGGCATTTTAACGGCGTTTAAATTAATTATGGATGAATGTAACCATTAACACTCTTATAAGCCTATCAGGGCGATTGTATGCTTTATAAAGTGGATGATTGTCATATAAAATGATTTTCATTAATGGATATGATTACCTTTGTTTAATTTATGTGAAAAGGGACATAAGTATTATTTTTAATATCGTAGATATTAATAAATAATTGTTAGTATTAATAAGTGTCCAAAAAATGGACATGATAAAAAATTTCCCATAAATTAAAAATTATTGTATAATTAAATTGTTCAGAACAAATATATTAAAAGGAGATGTCATGACCAAGAGTAAAAATAAATTTATTACCAATAAAGAAGGGTGCTACCATTGTAATGCCTATATAGAAGATGCAGATAAAAATCTTCAATGTCTCTCTGTTAGTATTGCTTCGGATAAATACGAAGTAAGAAGAGAAATTATGGATGATAAAAATTATATTGTAGTTCCCGCCGTTTTTATGGTTGAGGGAGTTCATTCAGGATCTAATGGACCTACTTTATATACTGCAAATGAACTTAAAAAGTTTCCTGAAGCATGGAATGGTAGGCCAATGCCAGTATATCATCCAGAAAATGAATTAGGTCCAATTCCTGCAAATCAGCCAAAAGTACTTGAAGCAAGAAGTATCGGATTTGTATTCAATGCTTTTTATAATGATGATAAAAAGCATTTAGCAGGAGAATTCTGGATAAATGAAGAAAAAGCAAAGAAAATATCTCCTAAAACATTGGCGATGATAGATGCAAAAGAAATGATTGAGATATCCACAGGTGTATTTACAGAGGATGAAGATGTTTCTGGTACATTCGATGGATTAGTATATAATTCCATAGCCAGAAACATGAGACCAGATCATATTGCAGTATTACCGGAAGGAAAAGGGGCTTGTTCTATTGATAAGGGTTGTGGTATTCGGGCAAATGAAGAAAAAGCAAAAATCAATATAAATAAGTTAAAAACTTTATCAGAATATGTAGAAATGGACTCTAAATTAACGGCAAATGAGATAGATTATGCTGCAGTTATTAATAAAATAAGAAATATTGTATGCTCCTGGGATCAAGATTCTTTATATGCAAGTGATATTTATTCATATTTCAACTTGACAAAGTTAACAGAAACATACATAATTATAGAGAACACAACAATGAATGCAACAAAATATTACAGAATGCCATATAGTGTAGATGAGAAAGGCAATGTATCTGTTGCTTCTTGGGATAAAGAAGAAGTTGCTAAAAATATTTCATTTGATTCTCTCAGCCCTGAGAAAGATAATATTGAAAAATTAATAAGCAATAATGATAATAAAAATATAACGAAAGGTAATGTTATGAAAAAGAAGGAAATTATCCAAAATCTTGTAGCTAACAAGAATACTAAATTTACATCGGCTGATACAGAAATGCTTGAAGCCTTAGAAGTGAACATCCTTGAAAAGATGATTCCAGTTGTAAATGAGGAGATTAAAGTTGAAGAAAAGAAATTCACTGCAAATGATGCAATGGCTCTTCTCAAGAATGAATTCAGTACTCCTGAAAAGTTTATCAATGTAGTTCCCGCAGAATACAGAGAAACTTTTTCTAATGGTCTTAGACTGCATAACGAGAAAAAAATTATCCTTATTGATAAGATAGTAGCAAATACTCGTTATACAAAAGAGATGCTTGATAGTAAACCTGTTTTGGAATTAGAAATAATTGCCGATGGTGTTACTCCAACTGTCAATAACATATTCAATACAGATGTTCCTGTTGTAAATAGGGCCTCTGTTTCCTCATCTGATGATGAGCCTCTTATGCCCTTTATGGCATAAGAATAATATAACGAAAGGAATTATTTGTTATGGCTACTACAGCAAGAAGAACTATTGTTCTTAAAAATTATAGTAATATTAAAAATGAATATACTGCAATTGGCGTTATTACTCCTGGAAGTTTAATTGAACTTACTTCCGCTAATAAGGTTCAACATAATTCATCAGCCGCAGATGCTAATCCTCAAGTAATGTTTGCTTGCAGAGATGAATTGCAAGGTAAAACAATTGCTGATGATTATGCAATTACAGATAAAGTAAATTGTTGGAACGCAACAACTGGGGAAGAAGTCTATGCAAGACTCGATAACGGAGAAAGTGTTGCAATAGGCGCAAAACTAGAAAGTGCCGGTAACGGAACTTTACAAGCGTATTCTTCAGGTAAGGCTTTTGCCGTTGCTCTTGAAGCAGTAGATATGTCCGATAGTTCAGGTGGGGATCCTTCAACAGATCGTATCTCTATCAGAATTATATAGTTAGGAGATCACAAAATGAAAGTAAATATAGATTGGCTCACAACTAATTCGATCGGCGGTTCTGCAGTTGCCCAGAAGGTTATGAATGATGGTTTACATGTAAACAACTTCAGACCTTTTATCGGCAAAGATGGCAGAAATTATATTTCTGTTTATACCGCAGGAGATCCAAAACTTCCAGCTTCTTATACAAACATCCCAGTAAACAATGCCGCAACTCTTAGAAAAGATGAGTGGAAAATACTTGATAAAGCTGTTTATGAGTCAGCCGAATCAAGATTACAGGGTGTTGCAGACCTCAAATCTCGCAATCTCACAATGAATCTTGCTAATGGTATGGCTTCTACTGTTTATCAGTATCAGGACATTTCAGATGCGTTAGATGCCAACATTTCTATGGATGGCAATGTTAGAGGACAGAACGATGCACAAGAATATACTATCAAAAGTATTCCTCTTCCAATCATCCATGTCGATTATGAGATTAATGAAAGAGTACTCCGTATTTCCAGAAAAGAAGGAAATGGCATTGATACCAATCTTGCTTCTAGAGCAGCTAGAAAAATTGGTAAAAAAATGGAAGATCTTCTTTTTACAGATACTTCTTACACTTATGGTGGAGGTACTATCTATAGCTATCTCAATGCTCCATATAGAAATGAAGTTTCCCTTACTGCTGATTGGGCATCTGCCACTGCCGCTCAAATAATTGCCGATTGCCTTAAATTTAAAAAGGCATCTCTTGCAGTAAATCATTTCGGACCTTGGGTAATTTATATTCCTGTATCTTATGAAACTGTAATGGATAAAGATTACGATACTTCTGGTACTTCAACACAGACAATCAGAGAAAGAATTCTTAAAATCTCTGGTATTGAAGATATCAAAGTTGTTGACACACTTCCTACTAAAAATGTTATGTTCATTGAGATGAATAGTGAAACAGTTAGATGGATTACTGGTATGCCAATTACTAATGTTCAGTGGTCTTGTGAAGGCGGAATGAATAACAAATTTAAAGTTATGACAATTCAGCTTCCTCAAATCCGTGCGGATTATGAGAACCAGTGTGGTATAACTCATGGGTCAATCGCATAGTCGATTTTAATGTATTAAATTATAGACTCTTTCCTTTTTGAGGAAAGAGTCTTTTATAAAAGGAGAGCAAAAAAGATGAAAGCAATGTTTATAAATAAAGGCGGTTTATTTATTCATAAAGATGACAGGATGATAAAACATGGAGAAAAGTTTGAGTCAGAAATAAACGATATACCAAAATGTTTTAATATTGTACCTATGGATTCAAAGGCTTTTCAAGAGGCTATTGCAGAAGAACTTGAGAAAGAATTAAAATCTGAAAGTATATTATCTTTAGATCCGATGGAAATTGAAGAAGATTTAGAAGAAGATATACTTGATGTAGATTTTGAAGAAGATTTAGAAGAATCATACGAGATAGTTAAGTCTAGTAAAAGATATAAATGGAATGTAATGAATAACATTACCGGTGTTCCAGTTAATGATAAACCTCTCACAAAGATTAAAGCCCAAGAATTGTTAAAAACTTTAGAATAATGATTGCAAAAATACCTAAGATTTGGTCAGATAAATGCTATATTATTGGCGGCGGACCTTCTCTAATGGATACTTTTAATATACCAGTGAATTTGAGAAAGGGCATAGTAAATAAAACTATGCCCTTATCTTGTCTAGAGCCTTTTTTAATGCAAATACTCAGTGAGAGGTGTATTGGAGTTAATAACAGTGCTTTTATAAGCTTATTGGTGGATGTTTTATTCTTCAGCGATTACAAGTGGTGGCAGTGGCACAAAACTACCATACGAGACTTCAAAGGGCTAAAATACACTATGAGAAATCAAATGAGTAATTATCCCAAGGAGTGTGATCTCCAAAATATAAAAATTTGCGATACTTATAAATCTAGAGGATTAGCAAATACTCCTAATAAAATATGTTGGAATAATAATTCTGGAGCATCTTCTATAAATTTGGCAACTCAATTAGGGGCTAAAAGAATATTTTTAATCGGTTTCGATATGAATGTTTGTGAAGAAACTAATTGGCACGGTAAACATCCTGATGCAAAAGATTATAATCTAAAGTCAGTAATGTCCAAAAAAGCCGGTGGTAAAACATTTGAAGAATATCTAAAAAGTAAATATCATCGGCACATGTCTCCTTTTAAAGCAATAAAAAGAGATGCCGATTCTTTAGGAATAGAAATATATAATTTAAATGCTGATAGCAAAATCAAACAATTTCCATTTATAACATTAAATGATTCTCTAGATATGTGAGGGATATACAATGTCAGAAAAAATTACAGTATTAATTCCAATGTATAATCGAGAAAAATATATAAAAGAATGTATCGATAGTATTATCAATCAAACATATACTAATTTACATATTATCGTATATGATGATGGGAGTACTGATAATAGTGTAAACATTGTGAAAAATTTTACAGATTCAAGAATAGAATTAATAACTGGAAAAAGTAATAAAGGAGTTGGATTTGCAAGAAATGAACTTTTAAAGGCCTGTAAAACAGATCTTGCAGTATGGCAAGATTCTGATGATCTGGCGCATATTAAAAAAATAGAAATGCAATATGCGGTAATAAAAGATCGTTATGATATATTTGTTGTGACCCAATTTGGAAGATTTAAAGAAAATAATCATTTCAATGTAAAAAATAAAAAAATGTTTAATTTAAATGAAATTCCTTTGGAAGATAAAGGAGATCATGAGAAAGCCTTTGGGACTATTATGTTTAGGATGACAGAAAATATACCTAAATTTGATGAACGGATAACAATAGGAGGGGTAGATACTCTTTGGAAAGAAGTTATGTATGAAAATTATTCTGATATTATAATAAGAAAGATGCTTTATTTTGTTAGATTTCATAATAATCGTATAGGTGCAGATAAAAGAAAACCAGAAAATAAAGAAAAAGTAATAAGAAATAATAAAATATTTGCTCAAGAAATGGCTAAATCTAAAGCAAGGAAAAGAGTAAGGGTATGAATAAAAATATATCTGTTATAATTACTGCTTGGGATAATGATTTGTATTTAAAAGAATGTTTAGATTCTGTATTGTACCAAGATATAGATCCTGATTATGAGATTCTTCTGGGTATAGATAATTGTGAGAAAACTAAAGCTAAATTTATTGCCTTACGAAACGCTAATACAGATTACAACAGAATAAAAGCCTATTATATGAAAGAAAATAAAGGTACTTACATAACATCCAATACATTAATCAGTTTATCCTCAAATAAAGTATTATTACGCTTTGATTCTGATGATGTAATGACAGAGGATATGTTATCCTCAATTTATAATAATATAGAGGATAACGACTTGCTTAGATTTAGTTGTGCCGCATTTACAGATGATATAAAAATAAACACACCTGGTAGAGAAGGCTATTTTCCAGATGGTGTTTGTGCTTTCACTAAAACTATTTATAATATATTAGGGGGATATAGATCTTGGAGATGCTCTGCTGATTCAGATTTTCGAGTGCGTATGATGCACATATCTAAAAAGATTAAGTCTATAACAGATATATTATTTTATAGAAGAGTACATCCTAATTCATTAACGACTAGTAAAGATACTTGTTTTGGTTCAGAATATAGGGAAAATTGTAGGAAAGCTATTGAACATAGATTTATTAAAATAAAACCAGAAATAAATACATTTGAAATAATATAGGAGTTTTTATGATAACTTCAATCTTGACAGTTTATAATAGACCACATTTATTAGAAGAACAAATACAAGCAATAAAAGAACAGACTTTAAAATCTGATATTATGATTTGGAATAATTTAGGAGACAATGCCTCTCCAGAAATAATAGATAAAGATATTATAATTGCCAAGTGTTCTCATAATTTAAAATTTTATAGTCGCTTTGCTTTTGCTTTAAATGCCCAAACAGAATATGTAGCAATATTTGATGATGACACTATTCCTGGAAAGAGATGGTTTGAAAATTGTTTGACTTGTATAAAGCAAAAACCTGGTATATATGGAACTATCGGTGTAAAATTAATTGGAAATGATTATAGGAAAAGAACTCGTTGTGGTTGGGTTGGCAATAATACAGATATACAACAAGTACATCTTGTTGGACATGCTTGGTTTATGAGAACTGACTATTTGAGATATTTATGGTTTGAACGCCCTATATCTTTTGATAATGGAGAGGATATACAGTTATCGTACATGGCTAAAAAGTATGGCGGTATAAATACTTATGTTCCTCCACACCCTATTACTGATAAGGAATTATGGGGCTCTATAAAAGGTAAAGAATATGGGCACGATGGGAATGGTTCTTTTTCTGTAAACAAAGAAGAACATAAAAGAATAAGAAATATTATATGTAGAAAGTTTTTAAAAGCGGGGTGGGAAATATGATTATGAAAAATATAGCGGTTTCTCTTTTAACTTGCGATGATTTTTATTATCTTAAACCTTGTATAGAATCTTTATTAAAATCAGACATTATGAAATATCAATTTAAATTATTTGTATTTAATAATGGTGCTAATAAAGAGATTACAGATTATTTGAAAACATTACCTTGTAGAATTGATATAATAGAATCTAAAAATAATAAGGGAATAGTTTTACCTCGTATAGAATTATATAATAGAATTAAAGCTGATAAAAATATATTTTACTATTTACTTGAATTGCATCCGGATATGTTATTTCCAAAGAAGTGGCTTACTGCACTTTTAGATATAGATGATTATATGGTTGGTATTTTAGAACCATTTATACTAATAGATAATAGAACTACTAAATTAATGACCATGCCGGAATTAGAATTAAGGGTATTGAAAGAAAAAAAAGATGGTTTGGTTTTTAGTAAATGCAGACAGGTTCATCCGTGGCTTCTAAAAATGGATTGTCTTGATAGAATTGGTTATTATGACCCTAAATACAGTCCGCAACAATGTGAGGACGATGATTTAGTATATAGATTTATTCAAAATGGGTTTGATATTAAGTCAACTAGAAATTCTATTGTTGTGCATTACGGAGGAGTAACGAGACATAATAAAATACCTTGTTGTTCTAAAGAGCATAAAAAATATTTTAGTAAGAAACATGGAACTACAATAGAAGAATTTATATCTTTTTTTAATATACATCCAACAATAGGGATATAAAATGAAAAACTTTAAAGTAATACAATATGGATTTATAAATAAATCTTTTGCAAAAGATAAGAAATATATAAACTGGTCAAGAATATTTGAATGGAAATATGTATTAGATCATATAAAATATAGTAAACCAAAAAATATTCATAATACTGCTTGTGGGGGTTTAGATATAAATGATTGTTTGCATTTAACTTTTTGTCGGGATTTAAATGCGTTAGTTCCAAATACAGTTCATTCAGATGTTTGGGGAAGAGATAATTATATAGGTATTAAAAATAAACCAAAAGGAGATAATTTTATATTTTATGATATTACTAAAGAGCATAAAAATAAGTATGATTTAGTTTTAAATATATCTGTAATCGAACATTTACCAATAACACAACAAATTAATGCTCTATACAATCTGATGAATCAAGTGGCTTCTCTTGGTGAACTTATAGTATCCTTTGATTATCCTGATGTAGATATCAATAATATAAAAAAAGTTATAGGAATAGAGCCGAGTGGATATGAACAAAGATTAATTGGGAAAAATAATAGAAGTGTTTTATTATTACATCTAAAGAGGCTAATATAATGAAAAATTTTAAAAGTGCTATTTTATATTTTATTGATAAACTAAAACAATCGAAAAATTTTACATTTAGTAAATATGCTGATGGAGAATTAAAAATACTTAAGAACGAAAACATTAACTTATTAGATAAATGTAATGGAGAATTTCAATATGTTCCTGGTAAAGACTTATCGGAACATTCAAGAGCATTACTTTTAAAATCATATCAATTTAAACATGATAATTATTTTGTTGGCATAGGTTGTGCTTGTTGTATAGGTAATTCTGATTTTACATTGATGAAAGATTTATCTCAACAAGATGAAGCTCATTTAACTTGGGCTAATGTATTTGTTAATAGTAATTATATTATATTTAAAAATGAAATAATCCCTATTTTTTTAGAGAAAAATATTATATTGGTACATAATGCAAAAGCAGATATAAAAAAATTACCCTTTTATAAAAACATTAAAAAAGATTTCACAATAGGAACTAATGCTTGGATAAATGATCTTATTTTAGTTGAAAAAATAAAAGAGTATATTAAAAGTAACAATATAAAAAATTATGTATTTCTATTTGCCGCCGGCCCATTTGGAAATATATTAGCGTATGAATTAACTAAATTTTGTGCTGATAATACTTATATAGATATAGGATCAACTTTAGATCCTTATATGGGATTAGGTAAAACTAGGAGATACCATAGACAAGATGGAATAACTTTAAGTAAAGTATGTATTTGGGGAGAGATTAAAAACAATCCTATTAAACAAAAACAAAAAGCCACAAAACAAACAATTATAACACCCATTAAAAAGTGTACAAGCGTTGTAAAGCCTAAATCTGTGATTATCAAAGCAAAGACACCATTAAAAAAAATAACTCCTCCAGTAAGCACATATATATCCGAGCAAGTAACATTTGCTTGTGTATTGAAAAGAAGTACTACATATACTGAGAAGTATGTTAATATTCTTTATAATATGGTGAAAAGGAATTATACAAAACCTTTTATATTTATATGTTTGACAAATGAACCTAGTAATTTATTTTTAGAAGGTATAGAAATTAGGAAACTTATACATATAGAAAGAGAAGGTTGGTGGAATAAGATTGAATTATTTAGACCTGGATTATTTGATACAGAGAAAATAATATACATAGATCTTGATACTGTGATTTTGAGAAATATAAATAATATAGATAATTTTAAAACCTTTGCCGCTATAAAACCTTGGAATATAAAATCAATAAATCTCAGGTATTTATGTTCTGGAATAATGTGTTTTATAAATGGGGCATTTGATTTTATATATAATGAATTCTCATACAGTCCTGAAATATTGCGGAGATTTAGAGGCGGAGACCAGAATTTTATTGCAAAACTTTTATTGAAACATAATAAAAGTTACCAAGATATAAAAAATATGGTAAAATTAAAATCATATAAAATAGAATACATGAGAGGGGAAAAGGATGCGGATATTGTATGTTTTCATGGACTTCCTAGACCTCATCAACTCCCTAATGTAGATATTATTAAGACCTATTGGAGGTAAAAATGTCCATAACAGTAAGTGGCGTTAAAGTAATAATGGATACAAAAGTATCTGATGAAGATATTGCTGAGATTATTACTATGTCTCAAAATATGCTTTCTGCATGGTTCACAGGAGTTACAGTAATTTCTACAATTATGGATGAAATGGAAAGATTCTTAACTGCCCATATAATAAGAACAACTGTAGAACGGCAAGAAAAAGAAGTAAAAATAGGAGATGCAGAAATAAAATATATGGGTTATTTCGGATTAAATCTTGATAGCACTACTTATGGGCAACATCTTCTTGCAATAGATTATACAGGAACTCTTGCAAATATTAGAAATAAAAGGGCCGCCGGTATAAATGCGGTGAGTGAAGATTATTCTTCACAATTAGATTTGTAAGGCGGTAATAATATGGGAGCATTTGAACGATACTATCAGGAGACCTTAATACATTGGAGCAATCCTATATCAGATGGATATGGACAGGCCACTTGGGGAATTCCTGAAGAAGTAGAATGTAGATGGCAACAAAGACCAGAAGTATTATTATATGAAACAGGAGCAGAAGAAAAGTTATCTATGGCAAGGATTTATGTCCCAGAAGATAGTTCTTTTGAAGTAGGAGATTATATTAAATTAGGAACTCTATCTGATATTGATTCAAATTATGATGATTCAGGATATATTTTCGATTCTAGCTATGATGGAAATATCCTTCATCCTGAAAATATTTCTGATGCTTATAGGGTGTTAAGGGTTGACAAAATCCCTAGTATAGGTAATACTATGTATATACATATATTAAGAGTGTAAGGAATTAATTATATGATTAGTGGAAGTATTAGTAAAAATGATATGGATGATGCCATATACGGTTTGCAATATACTCTTGATAATCTTGAAAATAATTCTCGACAGGCTTTAATATCTTCGGCTGTGTTTTTGAGAGAATGGATTGATTCTGAACCTACTTTAGTTCCTGTTAATACCGGACATTTGAGAGATTCTTTTACATATTCTACTCCTTGGCGTGGTGGCGGAGGAGACTCATTATATACTGAATTTGGATATCCTAATGTGGATTACTTTGCGGATGTCCATGCAGGAGTTGTGGATATAAAAGGGAAAAAGCGACCGATAGTAAATTGGACAAGAGAAGGCTCTGGGGCCGGTTGGCTTGATGAAGCAATAGAAAGAACAGCCCCATTTATAGAAGAAATTATGCAAAGATATATTAATGTAGAAAGGTATTAAGATGAATGATATTGCAGAAGATATTAAAGATTATCTTTTAACTAATGAATCTTTATACCTTGAATTTGGTGTTAATCTTTTTATTGCAAAAGAGCCCATGACACCAGATCAATGTACTACTTTGATATCAATGACAGGGTTTTCTGATGATTTGATGTTATCTTATTCTGATAAGGTGGATAATCCTTCTTTAAGAATAAGAGTCAGGGCAACATCTTATGAAGCTGGAGAATCCCTTATTAACGATATACGAGATTTTTTACAAGGTAAAGGGAATATAATTATCAATGGCATGAATTATATGTATATGCGTTGTACTATACCTCCTTACCAAAGCGGTTGGGACAAACCGAATCGCAGAATCTCGTTCGATACAATGTTTAGATTTAAACGAAGTCTTTAAAAAGGAGGACTAATATGTCTCATATTACAGGTGTGGGTACTGTTTTTAGTAGAGTAGAACCTGGGGATACCTCAAGTACCTATGTTGCTTTATCTCAGATACTTACAATAAGCGGTCCTGGTATGTCAAGAGAGACAGTAGATACTACTGCCCTTGATACTCAAGGCGGATATAGAACATTTATAACAGGTTTCCGTGATGGCGGAGAGTTAACCTATACAATGTCATTTCTTCGAGAACATTTTGATATTCTCAAAGCTGATTTTGAAATAGATGATCCTGTTGAATACAAAATATCCTTGCAGGACGACGAACTTACAGAGATATCTTTCTCAGGTCTTGTTACTGGATTTCCTATGTCAATTCCCCCAGATGAAAAAGTTACTTGTGATGTAACAATTAAAATATCCGGTACGGTTGATGTAGATTCAGGTGTATAATTTTTTGTGATATTAAGGGATGTGTGGGTACTTCATAGTACCTGCACATATATTTTTTAATTAGGAAAGGAAAGCAAAATGTCAAAATTTTTAACAAAAGAAGAATTATTAAAAGGTAAAGCATTGAATGTAAAGAAGGTTTATTTTGGAGAAGATTTTATCTATGTAAGAGAAATGTCTGCTAAAAACTTTACTGATTTTAGAGCATCTATTGGAACGATAGATAAAGAAGCCAAAAAGACTGAAGAAGAAGTTGGTTCCGATTTTATAGAAAAAGGGCTTTATGTTGATATATGTATTGACCATATTTCTGATGAATCTGGAGGTTTATTATTTACCAAGAAAGAAAGAAACATCGTAATGGAAAATTTCAGTATGGGTTCTCTAATTAAGATATTCCAAGCATCTTCTGGAATGGAAGAAGCAGAAATTAAAGATCCGAAAGTTTTAGCAAAAAACTAATATTGAGAGGTGACCGCAGGTTTGCTTTCCGCCTGTGCAAGGTCCTTGGGTATGGTCATCCAGATTTTCTTATGGATGACCTTACCGCCTTTCAATTTCGAGAATGGGAAGCGTATAACGCCATTGAACCTATAGATGATGTTAATAGAATTGAATGTCATCTTGCCTCTATTGCAATGTTAATAACAGATATTATGTCTGCATTGTATAGTAAGGGCGGGTCTAAAAAAACTAAACTTACAGATTTTATTATAGATTGGGAGAGTATATTCACAGGAGAAGTTGGCCCTACACAGTCAACATCTGAAATGAAATCTATACTTATCGCTATGGCAAAGGCTCAAAATAAAGCGGTTTCCAAGAATAGTAAAAATCGTAAAGGTGGAGAAAACCCTGATGTCAAAAGAAAAAGACATAAAGTATAAATTTACTGCCGATGTTGCTGATCTAAAGAAAGGCATAAAAGATGTTTTAACAACTGTAAAAAATTATGATAAAACTCTTACGGCTTCTGGTAAAACAATGGCCAAGGAGACGAAGGCTTCTAATAAATCTGCAATGCGAGAAATATCTACATTTGCAAAAGATATTAGAAAAGAGTCCGCAAGTACATATAAAGAAGCCAATAATACTATTAAAACAGCATTATCTAATATGTCAACATCCCAGGAATCCACTTTTAATATTATGATTGAGAGACAAAGAACATTAGCTGATATGACCGATAAGACAATCGGTCATATCATTGTTGATTATAATAAGATGGGAGATGAATGGGAAAAACTAAATAAGAAACACGCAAATCTAGAAAATCAATATAGCAAACATTTAAATGGTATGCTTGAGGATATGCGCAAATTTAGTACACAGCAAAGATCTGCCCAGAATAAAATAGATAAAAGTATTGAATCTTCTGTAAAAACTGCCAGTGGAATAGTAAAACTCGAAATGAATGAAATGGCAAAAGCTGGGAAAACTTCATTAAAGACCCTTTCCACTGATTCACAGCTTCACATGGACAAGATATCTAAGAGTACAAGTAAATCTATGAAGTCTGTCA